TTAGGTATCTTACTGTTAATGTAGCATTATTTGGGGCTATACCATAAGTGCTAGTATATAAAAAGTTCGCAGGGTCATAAGCTGTTGTTAACTTATCATCAACAGGAACTAAATCATTTCCTATATTAGTTGGGTTAGGAATAATTTCTTCTTCCACATTAGCTGTTGTTGTACCAGCACCAAATTGAATTTGAAGAGTTGATGGTGAAGTAAATCGTGTAACAAAACGCCTAGGCATTTTAGTTAATTGTAATAAATAAGGTACTTCTCCAGAGTCTGAGTTTGTGTTATCTATAGAGTCATATATCATCTCTTGGGCTAGATATGGTACTTCATACCATTTTTTTCTATTATCATCAACAATATCCAATACTTGAATAATATTAGAGTCATTAAGTTCTATAGTTTGGAAACGTTGAGGAGCCCCAAAAGAAAATGCTTTAGTTTGAATATTACCTGATATAGCTTTACGAGTTTTTTTAAGAAGAAAATACTGTGGGGTTCCTCCAAGAGTTGAAGGAGGTATGATGGTTACTTCTGTTGGGTCTTGAGAGCTTGAGATAGCAAAATCAACACTATCTAATAATAAAAAATTAGTTGAACCTACTATATTAGAAGTCAACACAGTATTACTAGGCATATATATAGCGTAACTATAATCTGGGGCGTTACCTGCGCCTAAAGGTATTTGTTGGTAAATATCTATATCAGCTAAAGCTACACCTGTGACTTTGGGTTTGTAGCCTAACATGTAGGCTAAAGTATATAAATTATTTTCTTGGCGAGCGAACTGAATGAAATTTTCTTGAATTTGATTATCAAGATAAAATGATAAAACATCACCTACATAAGCTGACATTTCCATAAACATCATACCTGGGGATGATGGAGAAAAGTCATTGTATGTACTAGGAAAGTAAGTTTTGGTATATTCAATAAGAGCTTCTCTTAGACTACCAAAGTCTTTATTTAAATATTTTATATCTCTATTCTCAGCTGCCATTGTTATAATGCTATTTGTATATTTTGAGGAGTATTAGAAAAAAATGAATACACAATATCTAATTGTATAGAGTAATCTTGATAAGTAGGTTGAGAAAAAGTTAAACTTTTAATATTAACATTTGGAAAATTACTTTTTATATCATTAGATAATTTAATCTCTAAAGCTTTTAAATTAGTTTCATTAATATCTTCAAATATAATTCTTCTTAAATCAGCTCCATAATTAGGTTGATATAATTTTTCTCCTTTATTAGTTAAAATAAAATTAATAATATTTGATTTAATTTGTTCTTCAGTGATATATACAGAGTTAAAAACTGCAGGCCCATTAAAAGGAATAGACACTCCAATAGCTACTCTTTTATCTATATCTAAAGGATGTTGATATGCTACTTGTACAGCCATTATTTAGTAGTCATTAATCCCATTATTTGATCTAAACTTACTTCACCGCCTGGTAGACTTGAGCCTTCACCTACTGTACTAACAGGAGGAGGAGTATATGCTGATTGGACATGAGATGAATTGGCTGAAATTGTAGTATCAAATTCACCTCCAATCATGGCTCGTAAATTACGTTTAATATCTGGGTTTATATTAGTTGTTCCATTAGGTTTTGTAGAATAAGGAATAGGATTAGCATTCTCATTAACTACAGTTTTAGGAGAACGTACAGCTTCAAGAAGTATGTCTTTAATTTCTTCTTGAATTGCTTCACGAACTGCTTCTTTAATTAACTTTTTTAACATATCTGTTTTCATAGTTATAAATATTTGATTATTCAGCTGTTAACTGAGGATTTGAATCTATAATGAATTTTAGTTGATCAAGTAATACTTGTGGGTCAGATGCAAATGATGAATCTGTTTTTAATACAGGTATACCGGTTCGTGTTAATGCTTGAGCAAAACGTTTTGGGTATTTATTAGAATTAGTATCATCAAATTTAATTTCTAAAATAAATCCTCTATAAACACTATTTAATTGTTGAGAATCTTGTGTTAATTGTATAACATTACTATTACTTAATCCTGTTGATGTATTAACTAAAGTATTTAACTCATTATTAATAGTCTCAAAAGGTATATCCTGGCTTTGAGCACATTCTTGTATTAATGCATCTAAAGCATTTAATAATCTTAAAACAATCCCTAAAAAAGCACCAAACGCAGCTAAAGATAAAGTTAAAATATTAACAACTACTTTAGCTTTTCTTAATGGTTCTTCAAGTTTAGAAGCAGCCACAGGTACAACAGGAGGAGCAGGTAATGGGATAACTGTAACAGCTAAAATTCCAACTTCTAAGACGGTTATAACTACATTAGCTCCAAGTAATATTTTAGATAAAGTTGTTATAGTTTTGTATATACCATTTATTTGTTTAACTAATTTGTTTCTTTTATTTATTAGTTCTAATATTTTATCTTGACGAGGGCATAAAATTTGATTTTTGACATCGTTTATAGGAGTTTTATTTAAAATAGCTTGGACAGCGGATATTCCAAAAGGTAATAATAGCCTAAGAACAAAGGGTATTAATTTTCTTTTTAATGTTTCTTTATTAATATTAACATTATTAGCTATTTTAGTAGCAGGAGGAAGTTCTCCTTTTGCTTTATTATAATCTTGATCACTTTCAAGTTTATTTACCTCATCTATAATAGGTTGAGCTAAAGATTTAATAGCTTCTTCAGGCTTTGGGGATTTATATAAACTTCTTTTTATATAAACAACAGAAGCTCCTTTATATTTAGGACTATTTAATTTTGAAGCATAATCATTTGCTTTAGTTTGGGCAACATTTTGATCAGAACTTTTGAATTTCTCATTTCCAACTTTATATTCATAAGGCGGTTCAGAACTTGGTTTTGAAGTTTTTTCAACTTCAAATGGAGTATCTGATGAAGGATATTTAGTTGATATTTGAGGATTTGAAATAGTAATTGGTTTATAATCTTGTTTAAAAAAAAGTATATTTACAGATCGTAAATCAATTTTTGTTCTAGGATAAATTAAACTCCATTCTCCATTAGCATTAGTTTTAACATTATCAGTTATAGGTTCAATAACACCATTAAATTTAGTATTAACTCCTGGGGTTTGGGTTAAAGTTACATTAACCCCAGCTAAAGGTTCTTTGGTTGTGTTGTCAATAATTTTACCTTCTAGAACTATATTAGATTCAATATTTGGAGAAGTATTGTTTATACTATTAGACCCACTAGTACCTGAAGTACTATCAAACATCCCTACATTAGATAAGGTTGATACATTTGAAGGTAAAGGTAAATTAATTGGCATTAAATTGTGTTTACAGTTTTAGATAACAATGTGTCTAATTGAACTCTTAAATCAGATGCTACTCCAGATAATCTAAGACCTTCAGTTTGAAGAGGAATAACAGGCACACCAGCAGCGTTTGCTGTTGATGCTAATGTACCAAAATTTTCTAAAGCTAATAATAAAGAATTTAAAGTATTTTTAAGGTTATTTCCTAAAATCACAGGTTGAGTTTCTAAGTAATCTCCAAGATATACTTTAGGCGCTGTTAATCTAATTTCATTAGAAAAAACAGATGTGACATTTGTGTCAATATTAATTGAACTATTAGAAGCTAAATGGACTGATTTATCAGCAGTTATTATAACATGATCATTTTTGGCATTAAAAACTAATCTCCCTGAAGAGAGTAGTATTTGATTTCCAGCGAATTGATCTGGGAATTGAGGAGTTTCTGGTAGATCAGTATATGATCCTAATTCGGATGTAGGTAATGTTAATGGTACTTTTTGAGTTGAAGTTAAATATATTGAAGATTGGTCGTCATTTATATTTTCAATACATGGTATCCAAGCTTCAGTAGCTCCTGTAACTCCTAATTGAGTGTCAGATTGTCCATTTCTTAAAATTGTTATAGGATCACTATTATCACCTTCTTCAGACCAATTATTTTTATATTTAGGATCTTTAACAGTAGATCCAAATCTTATAGAATTACCAAAACGACCTTCATAAATTATATCACCTTCATATGGTAATAAAGGATGAACATCAGTTACATTATTCTCATTGAATGTCTCACCTAAATTTATATTAGTTGTACTACCTGATATTCTTCTAGCATCAGCGTTTATATCTCCATTTGTAATATTCTGGTAGTCATCAATAGTGTTTGGATTTTTTTTAGTTTGGGTTTCATTAGGAATAGCGTTATGAATTTGGCTATTCCATATGTTTATGGGGGGTAAATAGTAGTTAGAGGTTTTTGATACATCTAAATTACTGTCAGCATCAGCTACTTGAATTACCCAAACAATTTCTTCTTTTAATGGATAATGTTTAATATTAGGAAAAAGAGGATAAGCATAGGTGGTTGGATTTTTATTAGTTTCACCAGCATTATCATTTACAGGTTCTATAATAATAGTTCCTATACCATTCCATTCTCCAAAATATTTAAAATCATGAGGTGGATCATTTTTTGGCAGACTAGAATCAGAATCTTCAAATGTATCATCTAATATAATATCTTTAACTCTATAAGATGAAAAATTTGTTTGAGAGGGTAAAGATGATGATTTTCTTTCTTTATCAGAAGAATTACGGAGTATAGATTTAACTCCTTTACTTTCATATTGAGCCATTATTCACCTCCTTCTTTAAACTTATCTAATTCAGCTAATAATTGAGCTTTTTCTTCTTCAGAAATACCAAAACCACCTTCAGCAGTTCCATTATTACTCATAATACGCTGAATGATAGTAGCCATCTTAATTAACTGTTCATCATTTTTAACACTTATTTCTAAGTATTCTTTAATTAAAGGAACAATTAAAGTAGCGTCTCCTATCTCGTTTACTAATGGTTTAAGTTCTGATATTAAAGCGGAGATTTGTTTATCTTTTTTCTTTTGATTATTATATATCTCTTCTAAAATATCAGAAAATTTCTTACCACCAAATACTACATTATCTAAACCATTCATGATATTTATTTATCCATAAATATGATTATGGGAAATTTGTATAACCATTTTCTAAATAAAAATAATAATGTTCTTTAAACATATCATATAATTTATTTGCTATTTTAGTGATTTTAGGGGTTTTAACATCAATTATTTCTCGGATGTATATATACAGTGCTTTTTTATTAAAGATCTCTATACTTTCTCTTTTACGGAATAATTCCAGAATAGCATCTGCTATTTTAGCATCTCCTTCTTTAGGAAAAAGAGTATATATATTTTGAGAACAGTAATTTGTAAATTCATCTAAAAATAGAGAAAGTTTATCTACAGGATCATCTGATAATGAGTAACTATATTTTTCATTAGATTCAAGTTCTTCAATTGGTGCTTTGTCTACTCGTTTCTTATAGTTTTTAGTATTTGAAATGATAAGATAACGTTTAGCAATAGTTCCAAAATATGAGTATGCTTTAGCTCCTTTACTTGGATCAAATAAATGGATTTTAGAAAGTAAAAATGAAATTACTTCATGTTGTAAATCTTCAATATTACTCACCTCAGTATAATAAAACTTAAAAGTATGGATAATGTTTTCTGTTAGTTTAAAGAAAGCATAATGAATACGTTCACGATAAATCTTACTTCTTAAATCAAAATCTAAAGTGTTATTATACTCAATGATTGCGTTTTCTGTCTCTTGAGTAAAATACATCCCACTTGTTTTTGGCTTCACTACTACCTCACTACTCATAAATTTTTAATATTAAACTGGTTTAAGATACTTTGGATTTGTTTAATAGATTCAAAGAAAAAACCTACTTCATCATCTGATTTAAATGACTCTCTAGCATCTACTTCTTTAATCTTTTTATCTGACATTTCAATTATGTCAGAGATTTTGTTTAAATAAGACATATACCCTAAAAGGATATCTTCTTGTTTTTCATTTTTTCTAAGAAGGTTAAAGGTCGTGTATCCTAAGATCACGACCATTAAACTTAATATAACAATTGCAATTATCATATATTATCTAATAAACTTTTTAAACCTTCACTCTTGATGTTACCTAAAGCTTTAGTCTTAACAGGTGACTTTTTAGTTTTTTCAATTGTGAAATTTGATGAGTTATTTTGGGTTACTTCGCCTTTAAGTTTAGGCATCCATACTTGTTCAAATTCAATACGTGCGGCCATTAAATCTGCTTGATGTACAATAAACACTAACGCAGTACGTGGTTTTGTTTCAGGTGACCAAGACATTAAATATGGCTTGTTAGCATCATCATATAAACCATCATGTAACTTAATAGCTAACATTTCGTTTCTGGAGAATGTAACACCATGAGACATAAGTAAATGTAATCCACGGTCTGGTACTGACATGTATTCAAGTCGATCATTGAATTTATAATCTTCACCTAGTTTCTCTTTACGCCATTGATCTGTCTGGGGAATGTATGATTCGTTTTGTTCATCTCCCATTTTACCTAGGTCGTGATTTAGAGCAGCAAATACTAATTCTTCAACTGTATATGTTGAAGTATCTACTCCCATTTCAATCCAAACTTTATTTAGTTTAAGAGCACATTGTACTACTCGTAACACATGATCTACATAACCTCCTGGGAATGCATTGTGATATTCTTTTTTATGAGAAGCAGGCATAAGCATAACACGCTCAGCATACTGTTCATAGAATGCTTTTAACTCAGAACATCTAGGTTCAGAAATATGAGTGTTAATAATAGATAGAAATTCATTCCAATTATCTTGGATTTGTTCTGCTGTTAATTTCATCGCGCGGCGACATTTAATTCATAACCATCAACAGGCTCACTTTCAACATACGCTCTAGCTTGTTCAATTGATTCTCTAATACGCTCTAAAGCAGCTTTATAGTCTTCAATGGGTTGTTGTTGATTAACAATAAAGTTAAGTTGATTTGTTAATCCCTCAATTTTATTGAGTTCATGTAAAATACTGTTTCTATGTTTCATATATTTGTTTTTAATAACGTTATTACATTATCACGTTTCTTATATCCTACGTTTTAATGTTTTCCTTATAACTCGTAATTATATAATAATAAAAGAAAACTACGGGGCCAAATTATTTTTAAGAGAGGTTTACTATGTCTTGAATTTGTTTTAAAAATATACATTTTTCATATTCTTCTACACTTTCAAAATATATTAAAGCAGCGTTTAATGTTTCTTTAAATGTATTGTCTGAGTATAGTTTTATACAATCAAGATGTGTTTCATTAGTAATGTCTAATTTAAATAAGTGATTATAAGCTTTATCATACACCATATAGCTACTAGCTCTTTCAATCTCATTTACATCTAAATCTGGGTTAGCATCACCTAAAAATTTAATTAATTGTTTAGCAAATGTCTCATAGTTAGTAATGAGTCTTTTAAACATTCCAATCCATATCACAGGACTTTCAGATAAATCTATTTGTGAAATTGTCTCTTCAGGTTCTTCAGGAGACTTAAATAAACTAAATATTTTGTTAATATTCATATCATATACATATGGTTAAAACTGGTTTTTAGCGGTTTTAATACAATCGCCTATACCTTATACATATTATAATATACTAAGAAAAAAAGCGGCTAAAAGCCGCTTTAAAAAGTAAGTTGAAATTATTATTATCCTTTAATT